CCGTCTCCGTCTTCTTCGCAGACAATCCGAACATGGCTTCCTCCTTGTGGTTGTTTTGGGACACACCGCACCAAGGGGGAAGGCCGGAGGGGACCTACAGGGGCATTCACGAGTAGCGCATCATGGCCCCCAAGTTAGCAACGGCCGTGCGGCCTGTCAAGGGCGCCCCCACCAGGAGTCGAACCTGGGCCTTCGGACTTGAAGTTCCGCCGCTCTACCTCTGAGCCATGGGAGCATGCGCTTATTCTAGTGCATTGAGCGTGTTTGTCAACGGTGGGGGGCGTGGGAATCGAACCCACCTGGCCACTAGGGCGCACGCTCTACAGGCGTGCCCGTATCCATAACGGTCTAACCCCCCATGGTGCGCAGGGCGGGAGTCGAACCCGCATTGTCTCTGAAGCGTTGCCGCGGGCCCTCAACCCGCCGCCTATTCCATTCGGCCACCCGCGCATTTGTGGAACGGGACGGACTTGAACCGCCGACGCCCGCCTCTTCAGGGCGGCGCTCTACCAGCTGAGCTACCGTTCCATGTGGTACGCGGGGGGAGACTCGAACTCCCAGTGATCTTTCGACCGGCGCAGGTCCTGAGCCCGCCGCATGTACCATTCTGCTACCCGCGCATGGTGTGCCCGGTGGGGGTCGAACCCACGCTTTTTCCTCTTTTTGGGAGAGGTTCCTCTTCCACAGCTGGGATACGGGCACATTGGCGGCGACGGAGAGATTCGAACTCCCAACCCTTCGGTTAACGGCCGAACGCGCTCCCGTTGCGCTACGTCGCCTGCTGCTTTTTCTTCGCTCGATACGCCTGTGACCACTCGCGCTTCGCCCGTCGACACTCCTCGCAATGGCAGTATCGATAGGATGACAGCGTTCCATGGGTCCCCGGAGCTGGCTTCTTCCCGCACTCCACGATCGTCTTCGTGTTGTGGCACGCATCGCAGAGGAGCTGGCACTTCGCCAGTTCCTCCAGGAAACGTGCCTCGGACAGATCACATCCAGAGAGTCCGAACGACTTCTTCCTCGGATCGATGTGGTCCACCTCCAGCCCAACGGTGCCCCCGCAGAGAGCACACTTCCCGCCCAACACCTCGATCGCGAGTTCCCTCCGACGCCTGCGTCGCTTCGCCATGTAGTCCCGGTAGTACGCGTTTCTGTTTTCCATGCCTCCATGTTAACACATACTGCTCCACGCTTCAAGGGCACGCGCTCAGCCAGTTGAGCTACACCGTCATGGGCAGGTGCGGCAGGACTCGAACCTGCAACGTCCGGGATTGGAATCCGGCTCTCTGTCCAGTTAGAGATACGCACCCACGGTCTGGCCGAGCAGGATCGAACTGCCATCTCCGGAGCCACAGTCCGGCGCTCTACCGTTGAGCTACAGCCAGCACGACACTTGCGGAGGCGGCATGGATTGAACACGCGCACCCTCTCGGATGACCGCCGGTTAGCAACCGGGTACCTTCCCTCTCGGCCACGCCTCCCTGAGTCTCGGGCCGGGATCGAACCGGCGACCTCCCGGGTTGCAACCGGACGCCCTACCAGCTGGACCACCGAGACCTGGAGGAAGGCGAGGGACTCGAACCCCCACGCCGGTACGACGCCGACGACTGCGGTTTTCGGGACCGCTACGATAGCCGTTCTGTCAGCCTTCCGTCTCATCACCAACCACCCTCCGAGGACGCGGCGCGATTCGAACGCGCACCACGTGCTTCGCGCACGTGCCCTGGGATTTCCGGTCCCGGGCCTTACCGTTCAGGCTACGCGTCCGAACTGAACGCGCGCTTACAGACTAAAATTGGAATACGAACAGAGCAGATGGGACCACAAGAGGAGGGACGTCGCCGGGCGGGCGATCGGGCGGGTCGTCGTCTTCATCGGGCCGGTGTCTCGTTCCCTGCGTTCCATGACGGAACCTCCTGTTGGTGCTCCCGAGCCTGCCACACGCGCAACCGCGTGTCAAGCCCGGGTTGGTAGTGAGGACAGGATTCGAACCTGCGAACCCCCTGGGTGTGATCCAGGTGCTCTGCCAGCTGAGCTACCCCACTAGCTGCCCGCCAGCATGCGCGCCAGCCCTGCGTTTGTCAACTCTAAAATGCGCGCGCCGCCCACCCGACGTGGTGCTGCGCCCGGGGCCGCGGCGGACGCTTCCCGCGCGGAGCCGCACCATGCCCCACCCCCGGGGGCCTCCCCCATTGGTGCTGGTGGCGCCGGGGGCGGCGCCGACGCACACGTGTTCGCTTGGCTAGTCCTCGTCAGGTTGGTCCATGAAGTCGCGGAGCGGGGCGCAGCGCATGCTGTGCCTCATCTGGCGCATCGCCTTGGCCTCGCGCTGCATGATGCGATTTGCCGTCACCCCCATCCCTTCGCCGATCTCGCGCAGAGTCTTTCCGTCCCCGTCGTCTTCTACCAGTGGACCGTTCGCACTCTTCAATCGCTTTATTGTCTTGCGCTCCCGGATGCCCACGGAATCACCTCGCAACCCTAACTCTTCCCCAATCTCCTGCTTCGTACGCTCCCCCTGGCGGTCCAGCCCGTACCGCTCCATGATCACCTTCCGGTTCTTGGGGTCCGGGATGCGCGCCACAGCGGCCTGCACGGCCCGGGCCGCTTCCAGCTCCTCCACCGCGGCGTCGGGCAGCAAGCGCCGCGCCCGCATGTCGTCGGAGGCGATGAGCGCCACCTGGTCGTAGTCCAGCTTGCGCCGCGCCAGGCTGCACCGCACCCGGAGCACCGCATCGGGCCACAGCTCCTCGGGAAGCACCCCGAAGAAGTCGCAGAGGCGCCGCGCCGCCGTCGTCAATTCCCCCGTGTGATACCTGGAAAACGGCTGGATGCGCAGGCATTCGAATCCGAGGTAGAAGTGGTAGCTGATCCCAGCGGCCTCCGCCAGCTGCGGCGCAGACAGCCCCAGCTTCTCGCGGCGCTCCACCAGGTGGTTGTTGCGCAGCTTCACCGTGACGTCGAAGTCCTTCACCGCCCTACTCCTCGCCCAGCATGGCATACAGCATTTTCAAACCCTCCGGGGATTCTGCGTCCTTCGGATGCACCCCGTTCGCGCGGTTCTCCTTCACCTTCTGCCGCAGCGCGCGGATGTCGATGACAGCGAGCCATGCTGCATGCAACGCATCGGTGGCTCTCCGCCAACCCTCCTCCCCTTCCCCCATCTTCCGGCACGCCTCCCCGTGCGCCAGCGCGAAGGCCGCCGCCCACACCGCCCGCTCCCCGCTCGACAGGATCATGCCCCACCTCCTCTGTATGCCGCTTGCACGTACGCCACCACGGCCGGGAACCCGCCCAGGGCGCTGGCCTCCCGGATGCGGCGCGCGCCCTCGCTGACGGGCCGCGCCCCCGCGATCGGCCGGAACTCCGCGTCCAGCAGGCCCAGGGACCGCGCCGTGTGCATGTAGTACCAGGCGTTGTAGACCAGGCCGCCCGGCCACAGCGCGCGCAGGTGCCGCAGCACGTCCCGGGGCCGCGGCGGGGCCGCGACCTGCCGCTGCGCCAGCACCTCGCGGATCGCCGCCTCCTCCCGCCCCTCGTCCAGGATCACGGCTTCACCTTGCAGGGCGAGCCGCTCAGGCCGCAGAGCGCGTCCACCAGCTGCTGTCGCTGCGCCCGCAGGTCGGTGCGCAGATCGTCGTCGGCCGTCTTGTGGATCGCCTTGTCCGTGATCTCGATCGCCGCCACCAGGCTGCGCGCCGCGGCCCCCGCCACGCCCAGGCGTGCCGCAGCGATCCGCTCTTCCTCCAGCAGCGCGCCTTCCTCTGGTCCCATGCTCTCCTCCTCCTGCTTGTCTATTCCACCTCGTCGACTGCCGCGTCGGCGTCGCTCGACACCCCCTCGAAGCGATCGAGCGCGCACAGGGCGCCCGATCCGTACCCCAGGGCCGTGAACGCCTCGGCCACGTCCCGCCCGGCGCCCACCTCCGTCGTCCCATCCCGCCACTGGAACCGGAACCGCGATACCGTGTCCATGCGCCCTCCTCCGCCCCGCATCCCACGGGGCCATCCTCCCCCGGAGCTTAACACCGCTCACCGCGTGTGTCAACACCCACCCGCCCGAACCCCACCCCAGCACCAATGCCGCCCCACAGCGGGCCCCTCCCCGCGCACCCAGTTTGTCAACTGCAAAATCCGGGCCTGATCCACCCCGCATGGTGCTGCGTCCGGGGGCGCCGCCAACAGGTGCCGGGCGGAGCCGCACCATACCGGTGGGTGGGGGGGGTCTGTGTATTGGTGCTGGGGTTCTGCTACGGGGGTCAGTAGTAGGCGGTGGGGGTGTGGGTGAAGGATGCTGTCACGTGGTCGCCCTGGTGCAGCAGGCGCCGCACGTGGCTTCGTGTGGCCTTGCGCAGCAGTCGTCTGTGCTTGCGCGCGCCCGCGTGGCACAGGCAGTGCCGGGGCGTCTTGTCGCGCTGTAGCTGCCACGTGGGGGGGGGCCCGAACATGATCTGCACCCAGGCCCAGTCGATCCGCTTGCGGTACGTGCGCGCCATGGGGGTGATCCTAGCCGTGGGCGCCGCGGCCGTCAAGGGGGACCGCCGTGAGATAGAGGTGGCCGCAGCGTGGGCACTGGGTGGGGCCCGCCCGGGTCGTCCACGTGGCGCCGCAGGCCCAGCACGTGCAGGCGATCGTGGGTCTGAGGCCGCAGTGGGGGCAGCGGCCGTCCGCGCCGTACACGGGGCTGCGGGGGCACGCGTCGTCCCAGTCCATTCCGCACGAGCAGCGCCGGTTGGGGCACGAGCGCTCCTCTTTCTTGGTGCAGGTGGCGCAGGCCGTCATGCCCGCAGCCGCTTCCAGGCGTTCGAGATCTGCACGCGGGTGGCGGGGATCGCTCCCATGGACAGGGCGCGTTCGTAGTCCGCGCCGTGCAGGTCGTAGTGGGGTCTGCGCCCCGAGTACCAGCAGCGCTTGATGCCCAGACGCGCCGCGAAGGCGTGCAGCTCAGCTCGGGACGTGTCGCTCACCAGGTGACACCAGGTGCCGCGCTTGCCCGGCCAGGCGAAGGGGGCGTCGATCAGGATCACAGACCCTCGGGCAGCAGACCCAGCTTCTTGACCATGCGCGCGTACACGAGCATGGCGCTCGCAGAGCATGAGCCCGTGATCCACTTGCGCCACACGCCGAAGCAGTCGAGAGGACACCCCCCGCACTCCCACCCGAGACTGCTACGCCTCCTGTGCTCAGGGTGCCCGAACCCGTAGCAGTTCACGGCAGACGTGTGCTCCCCCGGCGGGTGATCCGACGCCACCAGGGCCGCCTTGCCGCGATCCCCATACGTCTTGATGAAGGACGCGCGCGCCTTCCCCTTCAGCCTCGCGATCTGATTCCAGGTCCACGGCTTCTCCGCCTTCGCACGCGCCATCACCGCACCTCCTCTGGCAGCAAGCCGAGCTTCTCGACCATGAGCGCGTAGACCTCCATGGCCACCTGCGAGCACGGCAGATGGCTGTGTTTCTTGCGCCACTTGCTGCGGTCGTCCATGGGGCACTCCCTGCCCCCACTGAAGATGCCCACGCAGATGGGGCGCCCCTCGTAGGGGCAGTTGGCCTTCCACGTCCCCGGCTTGTGCCCGGACGCCAGCAGGGCGGCCACGCCGCGGTCCCCGTACGTCTGCATGAAGGCCTTCGCCGCCTTCCCATGCAGCTTCGCGATCTCCTCCCACGTCCACGGCTTCTCCGTCTTACCCATGATCCTCTACCTCCTTGTCCAGCAGGCCCTCCTTGGAGGGCGCACACGTGTTCGCTTTCGGCGCCGCCTCTTCGAGAACGTAGCGCGCCACCTTGCAGAACTGCTCCTTGGCCTCCTCGAAGGAAGACGGGTCGGCCATGTTGACGGTCACGCCCGCGTCCCACAGTGCCTTCCCTGCCCGCAGCACGCGCTCCTCGAAGTCCTTGGGTTCCGGCCGCGGCTGCATCGTGATCTGCGCTTGCAGCGCCAGGTGGACGCGCCCCGTGGCGATCCCCACGAGCAGCTCGGGCAGGATGGGCCCCGACAGCGCACGGAAGGTCGCCTGGTTCTTCTCCGCCTCTTCCTTGAGCAGAAGGATCTCGCCGGTCTTGCGGATGGCGTCATCGACGGCGAACTGACGGTCCTCGGTGAGGTGCGCGATCTCGGCTTTAAGGCGCTTCACCTCGTCGCAGATGTCTATGTCCCTGCACCCGACGGCACGTGCCGAATCCGGATTCCCTACCTCGCCCGTGTACCCACATCTCCCGATTGGACCGTCGTTCGGTCCCGTTGGCCCCGTGATCATCCCCTGCAAGCGGGCGATCTCGGCCTTCAGGTGCGGCACACTGGAATGCGTGGCCACGTCATCGTGCCCGCACTTCGGGCAGGTGTGGACCATGTCGCCCAGCAGCTCGGGTGGGTAGATCTGCCCATAGCAGGTCAGGTTGTTGAGACGCTCCCGCTGCTCCCGCAGCTGCCCCAGTAGCCACCGAACGCTCTCGCGCTCGTCATTGGCAAGCTCGACCTCGTACCCGGTGGGACCCGTGTCGCTGATGCACCCGCCGTGGCCCTCTGGCCCGGGCGGCCCCGCACAGCATGGACCGGGACCACGCGGACCCTCCTCGCCCTTGGACCCCTGTGGTCCCGTGCGCCCAACCGATCCACCTTTCCGGACAAGCTCTTCTATGACGAGCCCCTTGAGCTTCCGCTCCTGCGCCAGCTGCCAGCGCAGCGAGCAGATCGCCTCGGCCTCCCGCGACCCGTGCACGTGCCCTTCGACCATGCAGATCGCGTCCTCGTAGGTGTCGGCAGCTGCGATCTCCGCCCTGGCCTTCTCGATGCTCGCGTGGATCTCCCGCTCCATGGAATGGTTCGGCCCGAACACCTGGTCTCTGCCCATGCGTCCTCCTCTGAAAGGGGTCCCGGTAGGGCCAGCGGGCAGTGAACCCATTCGGTGGCTGCGCCCACCCGGGACGATCGCATCATGCCGCATCGCGTGGCGTTTGTCAACACAAACTCGTGTGCGCCTTGCGAGCCTGATAGCGGGCCGCGTCGTACACCCGCAGGCACGGCTTGCAGGCCGCCGACAACCCGTCCCAGGACTTGGCCCTTCGCTGGAACTCCGCCACCGGCAGCACCGCCTTGCACATGCTGCACTCCTTGCGGCCCTCCGCGGCGTACGGGTTGACCTTCTTGAGGGCGTCCTTGGGCTTGCTGCCCCCGATGTGCCCCGCTAGAGCCTCGCACACGTAGGCGCCGCCGTGGCGGGCGATGTTGCGGGCGTACGTGCGCGGCAGCACAACGTGGTCGCGCCCGCAGTAGGCGCAGGACACCGTCACGGATGCGGCCTGCTCCTTCTTATAGTGACGATCTCGGATGGCCCGGCGCGTCGCCTGGTGTCGCACCGCGGCCGACAGGTCCCCCGCGTGCTCGGCCAGGTAGGTGCGCGCCCAGGCGGCGATGCGAGAGTCGCTGCCCAGCGCGCTGTCGCGCTCCGTCCACACACGGAACAGCATGCCCCTCTCCGCGGCGTGCACCGCCGAGTCCGCGATCTGCACGCGCTCCCGCGGCATCCCCACCCGGGAGGACGGCTTCACCTCCCACAGCTCGCGGGGGCCGCCCATCCGCTCCACCTCCAGGTCGGGGCTGCGCCATCGCCCGCGTGGCGTCTGAAACATGGCCCCGCGCCCGAACGTCCGCACCGTGGGGTCCGCCTCCAACTCGAACATGCACCGCAGCTCGTACGAGCTGCCGAAGTACACAGGCTCCGGCGCCTTCTGTGAGGGGAAGTAGCCGCGCAGGTGCGGCCCGTGGAAGACGCCCCGATCCTGCTGCCGCGCTGCCTGCGCCGAGTTCACCTGCTCTGCCGTAACGGGCACCCCGCCCCGCAGGTCGTACTCCCAGCGCACCTTGCCCGCGTCGTAGCAGCGCACCAGCCCCCGCTGCGTCGCCCACTCGCGCTCCGTCATCCCCGCCGGGCACCCAGTGGCGCGCTTGCGCTGGCTCTGCTTCGAGATGCGCCGCCCGTCCCGCACGTAGAAGTAGTCGGGGCGCCCGCCCTCCGCGCGCACGAAGCCCATGCGCTCGTACACCGTGCCCGGGCTGAGGCGGCTGTCGCTGAAGCTCACCATGCGGTCGAACCCGTGCGCCCGCGCCCACGCGCAGCCATGGGCGAACAGGCGCGCGGCGCCGCCCACCACCTGCACACCCGGCGTGAAGCACATCCGATCCAGCACCACCGTGCCCCCCTGCCCCTGCCGTGGGTGCCGCCCCAGCGTGAGCACCCCCAACAGCTCCTCCCCATGAAGCAGCCCGAACCATTCCAAAGAGAGAGGACTCGCCCCATACACGTGGCAGCGCTCCAGCAGCTCCTCCGCCAGCGCCCGCGGCACCGTCCGCACCGTGCAGGCCCGCGCGCCCAGCCGCCGCTCAAACAGACCCGCGCGTGCGCGCAGGAAGCCCTCACACTGCGGCCGCCGCTCCGCCCACTCGTCCGAGAACACCACCAGCCACCCGGGCGGGACCTCCCACCCGCGTGCGAGCCAACGCAGCACGGCGACGTCCCCCAGATCCAGCACTCGCAGGTGCTGCTCCCCCGCTACTACCGTTTCACCTTCTGGAAGCCCTTGTTCCATGCTCCAATGGTATCCGGAACTTGGTTCCGTGTCAATGGCAGAATGGGGGGGAACCGGACCGGCGCCAAAGCACCAATCCGGTTCATTCCAAATTTAGGTAGGAACTGCGGGGGGTTGGGCTAGACGGTCGTCACGGCCGGGAGACCCGCACACGTGATCACGCCGTAGTACTCGGGCCTGAGCATCCGCGTAGCGTATCGCGTGCGGACGCCCTTGCGGAACGTGAAGTCGTTCGGATCCATGAAGGTCGGGGTGACCTGCATCGGCACGTACGGCGCGTACACGAACCCGGCGTCGAGGAAGTTGTTCCCCTTGAGGCCGACGAGGATCTTGGTGCTCGCCATGTACGGGTCGCAGTAGACCGCGAACCGCTTGAGCAGGGTGCCGACCCGGCTGATGCCGAAGTCCGACGTGATCGGCCCGTAGGACGGGCTCTGCACGTTCTGCTCGATGCTGGCGTAGTCGCCGTGCGTCGACAGCTGGTCCATCAGGGCGCTGATGCCCGGGGGGACGACGAGGAAGTTGGCCGGGGCGCGGCCGCTGGCCCGGTGGATCTCGGCGGCCACCGCACTGATCTTCGTCATCATGTTGCGGATGGTCTCCAGCTCGCCCTGCACGCCCGCCGTGAAGACGTACGTGTAGGTCGCGGCGAACTTGGCGCCGGTCACGAGAGCGTCCACGATCTCGCGGTCGACTTCGAGCATGACCTCGTTGGCGAACGTCGAGACCAGCTCGGTCTCCGCGTCCATCCCGTGGAGGGCGCGCATGTCGTCCACCGCCTCGACGGTCCACTTGGCCTTCAGCTTCCGGCTCTCCGCCTTCACGGTGTAGAGCGCGATGTCGAGGCTGATGCTCGGGATCGCCGCGCCGCTGGTGTAGCCCACCAGCTCCCAGTTCACGAAGTACTGGAGGTAGATGACGTTGTTGGCCGCGAAGGCCGACGCGCCGCCGCCGGACAGCACCGCGTTGATCGTCCACGCGCCCGTGGCGAGGGTGAACGTCCCGCAGTCGTTGCCGTCCTGATCGTGGAAGTGATCGGTGAGCCCGGTCGGGTCGAGCGTGAGGACGCGCGCGCCGACGAGCGCTTCCGTCGTGACGCAGTACGCCTTCACGTAGAACGTGCGCTGCCCGTCCACGCCCGGGGCCCGAACCGGCGACCAGTTCGGCAGGCGGCACAGGGCCACGGTGTTGTTGAACGAGGCTGTCGCGCCCGCTCCGGTGTCCGTCACGACCACGTCGTAGTCGACGAACTCCGACGTGTAGTTGCTCGCGAAGTTCTCGTTGATGTTGTCGCCCGCGCTCAGCTCACCCTCGTAAGCCATGTCGTGCGGCAGGCTGGTGCCCGCGATGCCGTACTGCGGCTTCTTGGTGCCCTTGCGGTCGTCGTACTTCTTCTCGTAGAAGAAGATCCCGCCGACCGGCGCCGTCATCGGCTGCACCGACACGAGCTGGTTCGCGATCAGGTTCGGGAAGACGCGCCGGAGGACCGGGAACACGTACTTCGTGAACGCGCCCGCGTTCGAGCTGAGGGTGTCCTCGTGCAGCGACTTGATGTGATCCATCTCGTTTTCGAGCAGGATCGCCGTGCACTTGCGGATGTACGGGTGGTTGATGGGATCGCTGGTGTCCTTGGCCTCCAGCAGCTTGCCCCAACGCTTCTCGCACGCCTTGGAATAGGACTCGTCGAAGACGGTCCGCTTTCCGTTCTCTTGCAGCATCTCTCGGGCTTCGGTCATGGCTCTCTCTCCTCTGTTGTGGTCACTTGGTGATTCCCGCGAGCTTCCTCATCTCGTCGTAGGAAACGCCGAACTCGTCGACCTCTCCACGACTCCGATTCGGCCGCTCCAGGTTCTCGGACAGGTCCCGCGCGTCGCCTTGGCCCCTTTGGTGCCGCTGGCGCATCTCGCGCAACTCCCGATCCGAGATCTCGGTCGATCCGTGTCTCGCCACGACCTTGTCCACGTCGGCCTCGGAGGTGACGCCCTCCAGGAGACCCAGCACGTTCCGTCCGTTCACCAGCCCAGCAACCTTTGTCGCCTTGTAGGCGTCGAGCACGGCCGCATCCCGCTCCTCCTGGAGCGACTCGGTCTTGCTCTCGGCTTCCTCGGCTCGGGACTCCGCCTCTTTCAAGGCTTCGTTCACCCGCTGACTCAACTCCACAGCACGTTTCAGCTTGTCGTCCAACGATCCCGCCTTTTCCTGCAACAGCGAAACCTCGCCTCGCAGGGTCGCGTTCTCTTCTCGCAGCTGGACCTCGACCTCGGTCGGGCCAGCATCGTGCTGGGGCAGGTGCTCCATGATGGCGGCCAGCTTGGCCTCCACATCAGCAGCCGACTCCAGCTTCACACCCGCGAGCAGCCCACGAATGGCTTCCGCCATGGGGTGCCCGCCGATCTGCTTCTCCACCGCCAGCAGCAACGTCGCCTGCTGACTCTGCTCGATCGCCTCGTCGCGCTCCTTGGTGCGCTCCGCGACTTCCAGGTCCTTGGCCTTCAGAGCGTCCCGAACGGCCTTCTCGTCCGGGCTCTGCCGGAACGCGCCGACCATCTCCGCGATCTGTGCCAGCGTCGCCTTCGCGGCGCCGACGCCCGGGTCCGCGGCGAACTCCTCGCGCAGCTGCTTGCCGAGGTCCTCGCGGGCCTCCACCAGCACCGTCGCCAGCCGACCCTCGAACGCCTCGGTCATCTCAGTCCGCACGCGCTTGGCCTCGGCCTCCACGGCCGCATCCACGCCCGCCGTGACCTTGTCCTTGGCATTGGACACGGCGTCTTCCTGGAGCTGCTTCGCCACGTCCGGGAACTCGGCCAGGAACAGCTGAGCCGCCGTCGGCTCGTCGATGCTCTCCATGGTGATCCCCGGGATCGCGGTCTTCACCGCCGGGTCCGCCACGAAGTCGTAGGTCTTCAGGATGAAGTCGTCCTGGACTTCCTCACCCTCCACCTTGCCCGTCGCCACCTTGGTGCTGCCGAACCCGCGGCTGCTCACGCCGATCGGGATGTTGGCCTCGATGAGGGCCCGCAGCTGCTTGCCCTCATTGGTGCCAAGGATCTCGGCCTCGCCCATAACCAGGCCGTTCTCGATCCACAGGTCCGTGATCACGTGGCTAACGCGCTTCAGGCTCGTCTTGCCGTCG